ACGCGGGCGGGAGCTTGGCACTTCGGGCAATAGCTCATTAGAAATACATCCCGAAGACTAGGCCGCCGAGGACGCCGAGCGCGATGGCGAAAAGAGCGTCTCTCATGCTTGGCCTCCATCAATGACAACGCGAGAGACTGGCACAGTACCGCAGCGGTAGCTGTCGCCTCTCAGCGTCAGGCCCATGAAGCCTCTATTGATGTCGTCTGAACCGACAGTAAACAGCTCGCCATCGACTTCGATTGTGTCGCCTGGGCGGATGAGGCTGATGTGAGTGGGATGAAGTGTGTAGTTCATTCTGCGCTTTCGTTGATGGGGCCGGGGCCCCTGGGGTGGTTAGCTGCCAATTGTCTCGATCAGATCTCGCTCAATCCCAAAATAGCCTGCTCTCTCTGGTGCGTCCCTGAACACTTCAACCATCCGCCACCCATCGGCGATGGCCTGAGCTGCGGCTTTCCTTGCGGCGCCCAGTGTCTTGTAGGAGTCATAGAACTTTGTGTGGGGGTATCCAGGAAAGCCGTAAAGTTGGATGGCGTAGTAGCGTGTTGCGTTCATTTCTCTATCTCCTGTTTGGTTGCTGGGGCCGGAGCCCCTGGGTGAGTTAAGCGGAATAAGCAACGTGCTTTCGAAGGTTCCACTTTTCAAGCACGGCAGAACCGTCTGCCGCTTCATCAACTGCTACATAGACGACAGTCTTCTTTACGTTTGCGAACCGAACACCGTCCAAAACATCGATCTCGTGCTTAAGGCCGTTCTCTTTTGCCCAAGGGTTGGAGGTCTCTCTGTATGTATACCAGCCACTGTGCTCGTCGTTTTGGATTTCGCCGATGTTGCTATAGTTGAACTTGTACATGTCTATCTCCTGTTAGGTTGATGCGCGGTTCGGGTGTCGTGTTGCGCAGTGATGTAAATGTAGCATGGTTCTAGTGTCTGTGCACTAGGGAAAACACTAGGCTATTAAATTATTGACAATGCTCTGTTCGCTTGCTATAGTTCACTCATCGCATCAAACAGCACTCGCTGACCGATGCAGACACAAGGAGATAGAGATGATCGAATCAATCAAGCACGCAGCATTCGTAGCCATCAGCGGGGCAATTACGCTGGGCATAGCGGTTGGCATGGCAGTGGCGATGAACCCAGCTACCTGGAGATGATGCCCCGGGGGCTAGCCACCCCCTCCCATCCCATCTCACCCCACGATGCTGCACGATCCTCGGTCGCGGCAGGCTAGCCCCTGCGCGTTTCATTAAGGGGGGGGGGTAGGGCCCTGCACCGCCGGTCAAGCTGGGGGAAGGACCCACACCAATTTTTATTTTTAATTTTTAGTTATCATTAACTAACTCACACTACATTCACCTCCATGCAAACCCCCATCTACAAGCCCAAAGAAGAGCAGGAGCTGATGTCGCTTATCTGGAGCTCCCAGATCAAGGACAACCCGTTAGCTTTTGTGATGTATGTCTTTCCTTGGGGCGAGAAGGGAACGCCGCTGGAGCGTTTCAAGGGCCCGAGGAAGTGGCAGCGCGAGGTGCTCAGTGACTTGGCGGAGCACATTAAGGCTAATCATGAGCTGGGAAAAGATGCGTTGCCTAATGATGAGGTGGCCTACAAGGTCTTGCGGGAGGCGATCAGTTCGGGCCGGGGGATTGGCAAGTCGGCGTTGGTGTCGTGGGTGGTGATTTGGATGCTTTCGACCCGGATTGGTTCGACAACGATCATTTCGGCGAACAGTGAGCCTCAGCTGAGGTCGGTGACGTGGGCTGAGATCACAAAGTGGTTGGCGATGGGGATTAACAGTCACTGGTTTGAGATCAGTGCGACGCGGGTGCTGCCGGCGAAGTGGTTGACTGAGCTGGTTGAGAAGGATTTGAGGAAGGGCACGAGGTACTGGGGGATTGAGGGTCGGTTGTGGAGTGCTGAGAACCCGGATGCGTATGCGGGGGTTCACAATTTTGACGGTGTAATGGTGATTTTTGATGAGGCGTCGGGTATTGACGATGCTATTTGGTCGGTGGCGACGGGTTTTTTCACTGAAAACACGCCGAATCGTTTCTGGCTGGCGTTTTCCAATCCGCGACGCAATGTGGGGTACTTTTTTGAGTGTTTTGGGGCGAAGAGGGACTTTTGGAAGACGAAAGTTATTGATGCGCGGTCGGTAGAGGGCACGGACAAGGCGGTGTATGAACAGATCATTGCGGAGTACGGTGAGGACTCGATCCAAGCGCGGGTGGAGGTGTATGGGGAGTTTCCGGCTGCGGGTGAGGATCAGTTTATTTCGCCGGTGGTTATTGATGAGGCAATGAGTCGGCAGAAGTGGAAGGATCAGACGGCGCCAATAGTGATTGGGGTGGATCCGGCGCGTGGGGGGATGGATAGCACAGTGATTGTGGTGCGGCAGGGGCGGGACATTGTGGCGATCCGGCGGTATAAGGGGGACGACACGATGACGACGGTGGGGAATGTGATTGAGGCGATTGAGGAGTTTCGGCCTGCGTTGACGGTTATTGACGAGGGCGGGCTGGGGTACGGGATTCTTGACAGATTGACGGAACAGAGGTACAAGGTTCGAGGGGTAAACTTTGGCTGGAAGGCCAAGAATCCGATCATGTGGGGCAATAAGCGTGCGGAGATGTGGGGCACGATGAAAGAGTGGTTGAAGACTGCTTCGATACCGCAGGATCGGGCTTTGAAGTCTGATTTGCTGGGGCCGATGAAGAAGCCTGACTCGTCTGGGACGATATTTCTGGAGGGGAAGAAGGAGATGAAGGCTAGGGGTTTAGCTTCTCCTGATGCGGCAGACGCGTTGGCGGTAACTTTTGCGTACCCGGTGGCTAGCCGGGAGTACAATCCGAAAAGCGAGCGTCGCGTGACTATGCAGGGCGGCGGCGGTGTGGTTAATTCTTGGATGGGATCTTAATGCCACTAGTAAAATCCACCAGCAAAGAAGCCTTCCGCAAAAACGTAAAGGCTGAGGTTAATGCTGGCAAGCCTGTGAAACAGGCGGTTGCTATTGCCTACTCTGTTAAGCGTGAAGCATCTAAACCATCTACACCAAAAAAGAAATGAATCTGACACCTTTAAGCAATTGCGTACTGATTGAGCAAGATGTTGAAAAGTCAAGCGGGCTGATTGTTTTGCCTGAGAGCAAAATGGCTAGTGGGGTTGTAGTTGCTGCGGGCCCGGGTCTTCGCAAGGAAGATGGTACGCTGGTTCCTATGGATTTGGTGGTTGGTGACCATGTGCTGTTTGGTGAGTATTCCGGGCAGAAGGTTAAGCATGACGGCAAAGAGTATCTTATGATGCGTGAGCCTGACGTGATTGGGGTTTTGAATGGCTGATTTGAGTTCGGCGGGATCGGTAGCCAAGGGTGGCAAGAGTGGCGGCAAGTCAGAGTCTGACGTGCTGTCTACAGCTCGTGCCCGGCTTAACATGGCGATTTCCGCTTACTCAGAGAGCCGCGAAGATGAGATTGACGATCTTCGCTTCTTTGCCGGGTCGCCGGACAATCACTGGCAATGGCCTCCTGATGTTTTGGCGACTCGTGGGGCTGTGCAGGGTCAAACGATCAATGCGCGGCCTTGCCTGACTATCAATAAGCTCCCGCAGCACGTTCGGCAAGTCACGAACGACCAGCGCCAGAACCGTCCTGCTATCAAGATCATTCCTGTGGATGACAAGGCGGACACCGAGGTTGCCGACATTTATGACGGCCTGATGCGTCATATTGAGTACATTTCTGACGCTGATGTGGCATACGATACGGCCTGTGAAAATCAGGTGGCGTACGGTGAGGGCTACATCCGCCTTCTGACCGAGTATTGCAATTCAGACTCGTTTGACCAAGACATCAAGATTGGCCGGGTGCGTAATTCTTTCTCGGTGTACATGGATCCGACGATCCAAGACCCATGTGGCTCGGATGCCAAGTGGTGTTTCATCACTGAGGACATTCTGAAAGAGGATTACGAGCGGATGTTCCCGGATGCGAACCCGATTTCCACGTTGCAGACGTTGGGGGTTGGGGATCAGTCGCTGTCGCAGTGGATCAACGAAGACACGGTGCGGATTGCCGAGTATTTCTACGTTGAGCACGAGAAGAAGACCCTGAACTTGTACCCTGGCAATGTTTCTTTGTTTGCAGGCTCTGCCGAGGACAAGAACATGAAAGCGATGGGCATGAAGCCTGTTCGCACTCGTCAGGCGGATGTTCAGAAGGTCAAATGGTGCAAGATCAACGGCTATGAAATCCTTGAAGAGCAAGATTGGGCTGGCAAGTACATTCCTGTTGTTCGGGTTGTTGGTAACGAGTTTGAAGTTGATGGTCGTATCTATGTGTCTGGCTTGGTGCGCAACGCCAAGGATGCCCAGCGCATGTACAACTACTGGGTCAGCCAAGAAGCTGAGATGCTTGCGTTGGCACCAAAGGCGCCGTTCATTGGGTACGGTGGGCAGTTCGAGGGGTATGAGCAGCAATGGAAGACTGCCAATACGCAGAACTGGCCTTACCTTGAGGTCAACCCGGACGTTACGGATGGGCAGGGAGCAGTTCTGCCCTTGCCACAACGTGCCTTGCCTCCAATGGCCCAGACAGGCCTTATTCAAGCCAAGATGGGCGCTTCGGACGATATCAAGAGCACGACGGGCCAATATGATTCGAGTCTCGGCGCAACCAGCAATGAGCGGTCTGGCCGGGCTATTCTCGCGCGTGAGAAGCAAGGCGATACGGGCACGTATCACTACGTAGACAACCTTGCTCGCGCTGTACGCCACATTGGTCGGCAGATCATTGATATGGCGCCGAAGATCTATGACACGCAGCGTATTGCGCGGATTATTGGCATAGATGGCGAGACCAAGATGGCGAAGATTGATCCTACGCAGCAAGAGCCTGTGCGTAAGATTGAGGATCAAAACGGCGTTGTGCTTGAGAAGATCTACAACTTGGGCGTTGGCAAGTATGACGTTTGCGTCACGACTGGCCCAAGCTACATGACCAAGCGCCAAGAGTCTTTGGATGCGATGAGCCAGTTGTTGCAAGGCAATCCTCAGTTGTGGGCTGTGGCTGGTGACTTGTTCATCAAGAACATGGATTGGCCTGGGGCTGAGGAGATGGCTAAGCGGTTCTCCAAGACCATTGATCCTAAGTTGCTGTCTGACGATGACAAGTCGCCAGAGCTGCAAGCTGCTGAACAGCAGATCCAGGCGATGGGGCAGGAGATGGAGCAGATGCACCAGATGCTCCAGAACGTGTCTAAGTCTATGGAAGCTCAAGAGCAGCGCAGGCAGGACTTTGAGGCTCAGATCAAGGCATTTGATGCCGAGACCAAGCGTATTAGCGCTGTGCAGGCTGGCATGACGCCTGACCAGATCCAGGATATCGTGATGGGTACGATTTCCGCTGCATTGGACACGGGCGACTTGATTGGGCAGATGCCTGGCCGTGAGTCAATGAGCAATGAGATGCAAATGCCTCAAGAAGGAATGCAAAATGAAGGCTTCTGATTTCGTAGGGATGCTGTTTCTGGCGCGTGACGTTGCGCACTCGGTGCATCTGAATACTCGTAGCTTTGCCAAACACATGGCTTTGCAGGGATTTTACGAAGAGGTCGTTGGGCTGGCGGATAGCTTTGCTGAAGCCTACCAAGGCAAGCATGGCCTAATGGGGCCTATTTCTTTAATGTCTGCCAAGAAGACCGGCAACATTGTTGAGTTCTTGCAAGATCAGATGGAAGAAATTGAGGCGGAACGCTTCAAAATTGTGGATAAAGACTGCACGCCGTTGCACAATATCATTGATGAGATTGTTGCGTTGTATCT